AACGTAACTCAAGAAAAGAACTTATATGAAGGCAGAATAGTCATAGGAGTAGATACTGGAATCAAACTTAGGTACGTGTATGGAAACAAACAAGGACTCTTAGGATATGGAGAAATGACAGACTATATGACAGATGACGTGAATAAACTACCACTAGAACAAACGATAGAATACTTCTTGAAGAAGTTCGACAATAGCATAATGGTAATAGACCAAGGAGGAGATATCATAGGTAGTAGAAAACTAAGATACAAATATCCCGGCCGAGTGTTTCTATGCCACTATGCAAAAGATAGAAAGACAATGCAATTGATACGATGGGGGGAAAGTGATGAAAGTGGAAATGTAAACGTTGACCGAAATAGAGCAATTCAGTGGGTTATAGGCGAGTTTAAAGACAAAAGGATAAAACTATACAGAGGAACAGAGAATGAATGGTATGACTACTATTTGCATTGGTCACATGTCTATAGAACAGCAGAAGAGAATAATTTAGGAGTTAAAGCATACGTATGGCACAGATCAGATAGAGATGACTGGGTACATGCGACAGTATACTGGAGAGTAGGAATAGACAGATTTGGAGGAACAGGAGCAGTACTAAAAAACGACATAAAAGTAGAAAGTAATAGTTACATTATTAACCCAGACAATACAGTAGATTTCAATCCTCAAGAGATGTTTAAACTTCCAGAGGACTATGAAGAGGATGAATGGAGATAAAAGTTATCCACATATCTATTGTATTGACAAAAAAAATGTTATAATAACTGTATATGAATACAATACTAGACGCATTTTATTCCTTAGGACAAAGAGTAAATAAAAGAGGAGGAAAAAGTAATGGGGAAACAGATCAAGGTGTAGTATCAGACAAACTCCCAGAATTAAAACTTGAAATGAATAACGAGGATATTTCTAAGCTAACGACAGCTTGGCTTAAGAAATGGGATGAATCAGAAGTAAAAAATAATTGGATAAAAAAAACAGAAGAGAATGAAAAGTATTGGTTGGGAAATCATTTTAATAGACCAGAGATAGATACAACGAGAGCAATAATGGACAATGCAATATTTGAAGCTCTTGAAACATATCTACCAAGAATTACACGAAGAAATCCAGAACCAATGGTACAACTCGCAGAAGAAATAGAAAACCAAGAAGGATATACAGAAAAAGAAAAATACTCAAAACAACTACAAAAAAAATTAGGAGAACTTTCTGATGAATTAAAAATAAGATTGAAGCTCAAGAAGGCAGGTCGCCATTGGGCTATTTACTTATTAGGAGTAGCAAAAATGGGATGGGATTTAGATAGAGATATTCCTACACTAAAAATAACAAGAGCAAAGAAATTAATACTTGATCCTGATTCAACAGTAGATGAAGATGGATATACAGGAAAGTACATCGGAGAGTATAGAAAGATGGAAGTTGGTCAGTTAAAAAATTTACTTAAAAACATCGGAGGAGAAGAAGGATACGAAAAAACCATTGATGATATGGTTAAAAAAGACGAAATGGGAACTGATATACAATTTATAGAATGGTGGACTCAAGAATATATGTGTTGGACTCTTGGAAAAGAAGTACTTCTAAAAAAGAAAAATCCTCACTGGAATTATGATACAGAAAAACAAGGAGAAAGTGTTGTTGATGATTATGGAAACGAAATATCCGGAGAGATGCAACAAGTAAAAGGATTCAACCACTTACCAGTACCAGCAATTCCTTACATATTCTTATCAATATTTAATCTTGGAAAGCAACCTGTTGATGACACATCATTGATAGGACAAAATCTCGCAAACCAAGACAGAATAAATAAAAGAGGGAAACAAATTGATAAAGCAGCAGATAGTATGAATGGAGGAATAGTTGTTTCGTTATCACGTTCAGGATTATCTAAAGATCAAGCAAAAGGAGTAACAAAAGTATTACGTGATGGAGGAACAGTTGCAATACCAGATGGATCACCTGATGATGCAATTAAGAGAATGATATCTCCCGGACTTCCAGCAGATGTGTATAACGATCTGTTGGATACACGCAGAAGACTAAGTGATATATTCGGAACTACAGGATCAACAGCAAGTGGAATATCAAATGAAAAAACAGTAAGAGGAAAATATACAATCCAAAATCTTGATACAGATAGAATCGGAGGTGGTGTGTCAGAATATCTAGAACAATTTGCAGATGACGTATATAACTGGATGGTACAACTATTATACGTTTATGATGATGAGTATTCACAAATTCCTAATAAACCAAAAATAACAATAAGTGTCAAGGAAGGTTCATTACTACCAAAAGATAGTACAACAGTAGCTAATCAAGCAATAGAATTATCAGCAGCAGGAAAGATGTCAGTAGTAGATTTATATAAAAGACTAGACTATCCTAATCCGGAAGAACTAGCAGCAAATGTTTGGCTTGAAGCGAATGCTCCTGAATTACTCTATGTAAAAGATGAAAGAGTAATGCAAGCTATACAGGCAAGACAAGAAGCAATGAATCAAGCTGAAGAGAAATCACCAAGTATGAGCATTAACCTAAAAGACCTTGCACCAGATGAAAGAGCTCAACTTCTTGCAAAGGTAAACATTGAATCAGACCCCGAAGCAATAGCAGCTTATCAAGAAGCCAAAGGTAAAAAGGTCGATGCCTCTAAGAATAATTAACTAATACAATAATTATGAGAAAAATAGAGCCAAAAATAGAACAATGTGGGTTAGATAGATCATGCAATAAAGAAAAAGATGGACCAAAGAAGATATACCCTCACTTACGACTCGAGCATCAATTATTCCCAGAGACGAAGAAATGGAAAGTAGGTAAAGAATACAAAATTGAGATGATGGTTAAGATGACAGGACTCTCAATAGCAAGATTCCAAAATGATTCAGAGTTCGACATTGTAGGTTTTGATTCAGAAGACACATTAGAAGATAAGAAAGAAAAATAATATGTCGTTCGAATCAAAGTCACAAGCAAGATATATGTTCGCAAAACATCCAAAACTAGCCAAAGAATTTGCGAGTAAAACATTAAGTTTGAAAAATCTTCTTGAGAAAAAAGGGAAGAAACCAGTAACACCAAAAGTTTAACAATAACGATGCCTCGTTCTAGCATCAAAAAATAACTAGATCGTAATAAATATATGTCAGAAGAAACAAAGACGGAGTTTCGCAAAGAAGGAGAACCAGCTTTTCCTGAAGCGAACAAGGAGAAAAAAAACTCCTCCTTCTCGTCAGAGGGCGAAGAAAATAACAGTGATAAAGGGGGCTCGTCAAACCCAGATGGTCAAGATGACGGAAATAAAGGCACTGAAGAAAAAGATGGTGGATTCCTAAATCATCCTCGATGGAAAGAAAGAGAGGAAGATTGGAATAAAAGATTCAATGACCAAGAATCTCGACACCAAGACGACCTGAGTAAGATTCGTGAGGAGTTTGGGGAAGCTAGAAAAGAGAACAAACAAAACACGGATATTCCAATATGGTTCGGGGGAGACCAAGATGCGTGGGATGCATATCGTAAAGATCGTGATGCCGACATCAAAGCAGCAGAAGAACGTGCTATTGAGAGAATCAAAGGCGAAAAATCTGATGAAGATAAAGCAATTAAAGAAGCTACTGAATTCATGGAATCAGAGATATCTAAGATAGAATCTGATAAAACATTAAATCCTGATGGCATTAAAGTAGATCAAAACAAATTACTGAAATTCGTGTTAGATAACGAACTTGTTGATACAAAAGGTAAATGGAACTATAGAGCTGGATTCTTAATGATGAAAGCAAGTAATAGTACAGATACCGGAAACAATAAAGATCGTAAAGCTGTCGCAGGTGCGACAACCTCAGATTCGAAAGCTGAGGAGAAGCCAACATCATTTAAAACGAGTGCTGACTTCAAGGGTTCTAAAAGACCTTGGTAACCTAGTAAAAGTTGAATAAACATTCATAATAGTGTTGGTGTAATTATAAACTAATTTATAAATATTATTATGTCAGAACTATATGGACAAAGAATACAGACAACAGTACAAACTGATTATCTTCCGTTTGTAGTTGATACTGTATTAAATTCGAACGTCATGTTTCAACGTGTCGTTCGTGGAGCAAAGAAATGGAGTGGACGAACTTTGCGAGTACCTGTAAAAGTAAGTAAGAATAGTACAGGAACCTCATTTAGAGGATTCGATACATTCTCAACTTCAGCTACAGATAATCGTCAATATATGGAATTTAATCCATCATTTTATCAGATCACTTGTGCTTTGCCGGGTGATGAACTTTCTGTGGCAGACACTGAATCAAAAGTGCTTGACCTTATGAAATTAACAATTCAATCAGATACTGAAGACATGGCCGATGATCTTGGTACAATCTTCTACTCTGATGGAACAGGAAACGGAAGCAAAGATCCGCTAGGATTGGCTGCTTTAGTTGACGATGGAACCACAGTTGCTTCAATTGGAGGACTTTCTCGTACAACTTACCCAACTCTTGCTTCAACTGTAACTGCTTCAGGTGGTACATTAACACTTGCAAAAGTAGATACTCTTTGGGTCGCAGCAACTTCAGGAGCTCAAAAACCTACAGCTATCTATACAACCGAAGCTGTGTTTAATTTATATGGTCAATTACTAAGACCACAGGAAAGAATTACTAAGGATGCAGGTACAATGAAAGGAATCTCAGGAGGAACTGGATTTACTGCATTAGCATACAATGGAAAACCAATTCTTATGGATGAAAAGTGTACATCAGGTGTATTTTTCATGCTAAATGAAGATTTTGTTGACTGGTATGCTCTTCCTTATTACAACGCAAAACCTATCGCTTACAAGAATCAAATTGAGGGCAATGATTACAATACTCCAATGGGGCTAGGGTTCTCATGGAGTGATTGGATTATTCCTGCAAACTCAGCTTCTGTAGTTGGACACATCTACTTCGGTGGACAGTTTATAACTACAAATCCAAAAAGACACGCAAAATTGACAGGAATCACAGGTGTTTAATTATTATTATTAATTTTAATCTTAAAAAATTATGTCTACACAATTAACCGGTGCAACTGTAGTAAATGCTCAGAAATTATTTTCTGAAAGTTCAACAGCATTGCACAATCTTGGAGAATTAGTTTTCTCAAATGATGGAAGAGCTTATAGGTATTGTAAAGCAGGTGCTATAGCTTTGGCTGCTGGAAAATTACAGCAATCATCAGCTGAAGATACATCTAACTTCCAAGACTTGACATGTGCAGTTAGTTCTGCAGGTGCAACTTCCGTTACAACTACATCTACTCCAACATTAACAGTAAATCAATTAGCTGGAGGATTACTTACAGTTACTACAGCAACAACTGGTACAGGATTCTTATATAAAGTTAAAGGACATGCAGCTGCAACAGCAGCAGCAGTAACCTTTGAACTTGAAGATCCTATCGTTGTTGCTACAACAGGAACTGTAAAAGTTGATATTGCACCTAATCCATACAGTGCAGTTATCGTTAACCCAACAACAGCTTCATCATCACCAATCGGTGTTGCAGTTTATAATACAACTGCTTTATACTACGGATGGTTACAAGTTGGAGGTGTTGCAAGTATTCTAAACGATGGTGGTTCAATTGTTGGTACAAACGTATCAGCATCAAACGGAACTGCTGGAGCAGTTGAAGCAGCCGTAACAGCTCAAGCTGCAATCGGTGTTGCATTAACTGGTGCCGCAACTACAGAATACGGATTAGTTAAGTTATTTGGACTTTAAAATCCAATATCCTTTCCTTGCTTTGGCCCTAATGGGGCCAAGGACAAGGATGGGATAAAACATTATCAGTTAACTATAGAAATATTATGGAAAAATTTTGTTCACAGGGACATGTTATAGATATCGGAAAAGATACTTGTTCACGTTGTGGAGGAGTAGCGATAAAAGATATTAAAGAAGAAATTATAGAAGAAACTTCAGTAATAGAAGAGGAAAAAGTAGAAGAAATTATAGAAGAAACTCCAAAAAAAAGAGATAGAAAAAGTAGAAAATAAAGGTGCTATTAATTAATCCCAGTGATCACCTTTCTGGGGAGGCGTAAACAATCTAGACTCGCCAACTAGACAAAAAATTATGACAAACGAAGAAAATAAAGAAGCATTATTCTTTAACTTTACAGATAGGCCATTCATAGGATATTGGAATGGAAAAGGAAGAATATTTAAACCCGGAGCTAAAATGTACATGGAAGAGTGGAGAGCAAAGCACTACGCTAAGCACTTAACTAACCAAGTACTTATAGAAATAGGAAAAGAAAATGCAACATCGCCTAAGTTTCCAAACCAAGTACCTGAGTTTATGGAAATATTCAATAAAGCATTCATAATGGAAGAAGAACAAGAAAATCAAGATGCTGCAGATATTATTAACAAACAACACCAAGCTAAAAAAGCTGAAGTGGAACCAACATTAGTCGATAACAAGGAACCACAGGTCATTGAAGTACCTGAAGACGATGAGGAAGAATACGAAGAAATAGTAGAAGAAAAGAAAAAAAAGGGAAAAAATGAATAATTAAATAAAAATATGAGTGATATAGTGTATCAAACAGGTCATTCTAATACTCCTGAAATCGCAAGTGCCACAACAGCTATTGCTAGTAACACAAAAAGATTAGCTTGGAGCATACAAAATCTAGGCACAAATCCTTTATTTGTTAGACTAGGAAGCAGTGCTTCAACATCAGTATTTCATGTAGTATTGAAAAGTGGAACATCCAATGATGATGGTACAGGTGGTAGTGTCGGACAAGAACAGGGGATAATCTACACTGGTGTAATTACTATAGCTGGAACATCTCCAAGGTATACTGTATTAGAAATAGCTCCATAAAATTATGATAAACGAACCAAACGAAAACGTAAAATTAAGTTTTGAGCAATTACAACAACTAGATGTTTATAAATCTAGGTTATCTAATATAGAAAATGAGATATTATCAGCTAATAAATCATTAAGAGCAGTAAAACTAGAACTTGAAAGAATAGAAAAGAACAAAAAATACAATGAAGAATTACTAGTTGAATTAGTGTTGGACGTAAAAAAACTGGATAAAGACAGAGATGTTGTAAGAAAAGAAATAATAGAAGCAAATAAAGAACTAGAAAAAATAACAAAAGAGTCTAGATCTATATTTTTAGACATTAATGATCGTAAAAATCAAATAGAAATAAAAGAAAAAGAAATAAAGGAAAAAGAAGAGTTAGTAATTAGTAAATTAGAAGACATAAAAAAGAAAGAAAGTGTTTTGTTTGAAAGTGAAGAATACAATAAAATTGTAAAAAATAAACTAAAAGAAGTACTTGATATTATTAAGTAATTAGAAATTATTATGGTAGAAATAGTACAACCGGGAGGAGATGGGTCAGAATTTACTGGAACAGAAGGTTCTGTGCTTTTCGTCAATTCTGATGGAACTATCACCGAAGATAACGATAATTTCTTTTATGACCAAACTACTAAAACATTAA